AAATAAATCACTTTGTAAAAATAAACCGTTAAATGTTATTCCGTATTTACTTTGAATTAAACTAAATATACTTGCAACACGAACCGCAGGAAATAACTCTGTGTAAACTATTGCGCCTGAAGCGTGATTAATGTTATTAACGTTACTTGTAGGGTATTCATACCAATTAGGAAGGTTTGCAGTAGGCAAAGGAAAACTTGAACCAAACTGCCAAACTCTATTTGAACTTATTAACGGGTAACGAACGTTGTAATCGGTTACTGTGCTGTCTATTGTTACTCTATTATAAACTTCTTGGTTTGTGTAGTCGTGGTCTAACGTATTATAATTTAATTGGCTTAATTTGTCTTCAGAAAAAAAGTCTTTTAAACTTACACCTGCACCGTAAAATGTTACTGAATAACTATCAGCTTGTCCGTTTTTTAGGTTCGTTTTTTCGAGCTGAATTTTACCACGTCTAAATAAAACCGTGTCTATTTCAATATATGCGTTGTATCGGTTTTGATAATCAATAGTTGCATCAACATCGTTTTGGTAAAAGTGTTGAAATATAGCGTTGTTTATAGTTGAACAAGGAATAGTAAAACCTTGCGAAAAGTCTGTAAAGATTTTAGATATATCCGAAATATTTTGAATAGTAGAACTTACGGTTATTTTTTCATCGTTGAATAATTCTAAACGTGAAAATTCTAACTCCGTTTGTGCTAAAGCTGTTTCTATAAATATTGCTACTTGACGTTTCATTAAATAACTGAATTAATAACATCAAAAGCAAACTCGAACTCTAAACTATAATTTATTTGTTTCGTGTTTATATGCTTAAACAACTCCGTGCTTTTACTATTAATCTTTGCAGGTTTGTTGTCAATCAGTATTCTTTCACTTAACATTATTTGTTTTAAAGTTTCGTTCCAAGTTTCATCTACCCAACCTGTATTTACTTTAATACTTTTTTTACCGTTAGCGTTAAATACTTTTCTTTGCCCTTCATAAGTACTGTAGTTATAACTATCGGTTTGTAGTAAATTATATTCCGTGTTTTCAACGCTAAACGTGTCGTTACTTGCCTTAAAAAAGAATTCACGTTGCCACGCTCCATACTTGTTTATAAAGTCAATTATAACAGGTAAATATTTACATTCGTCTTGTGGGTAAAAAAAATAATTTACTTGAACTGCTAAAGCTGCGTTTAAAATTTCTAATATGTTTCCTACTGATAAATTTGCAGTTAATACCCTTGCTATGTCATAAGTTCCACTTGATATTGATACACTTGTAACCGTAGGGCTTGGATGAAAACTTGTATATTTTGCTGTAAAACTTGCGCCTGTTGTTGCTCTTATTTGTCCTGCAGTACCACCAGAAAGTTCCCAATAATAATAACTACCACCTTGAAGTCCGTAGTTTCCTGCATCAAAATTGTAACCTTCTTCGTAATACGTGTAGCCGTCAAATGCTATGTAATCAGTTGTGTCTAAAGGCGTATAAGTTGAACCTACTAATTTATAACGTTTTACCCTTACGTTTACACGTTCGTTTGTAGGGTTTGTTAAACTTGTTGTAGGTTCACTTGGTGTTGTAAAACTTATGTATTCTCTAATATACGGACTTATATCGTAAAGTGTTTCAACATCATTTGACGCTGGTATTAATTTACTTAACGTGTATTGTGGACTTCCTGAAAAAGTTGTTGCGCTTAAAAACAATTCTACCTTTGAACCGTTTTGTCCACTTTCAGCAATCCTAATTAAATACGGACTTCGTGCAAATATATTAGCCATTATTTTTTTTCGTTTTTAAATTGTGTGTCTTTAAATAAATTCATTGCGTCTAAACCAAACTTTTCAACAAGTTCTTCAGGCAGTCTTTTAAATGCAGCTTCAAATGGTTTTGTAAAAAACAAGCTCGGTTTAATTCCTTGTGCAAATATTCTTTTCTGCAACCAAAAACCCAAAGTCTTATAACCACCTTTTGCAAATGTTCCGTCTGCGTTTCTAAATCTTATATTCTTTTTTTGCGCCCATCTACTCAAAGGTTCAACAGGTGGCATTTTACTTTTAAAACTAAATTTACTATTCGGTGCTTTTTGTTTTCCGTTTTTTACTAAACTTGGGTTTGCGCCCTTAACTCCTTTGTCTTGAAATTGCCCGTATTGGTTCATTTCAAAGTCCATACTGAACGAATTAGGCATTGCCTTAACATTTCCTTTTAAACTTTCGTAAAGTCCTTTAGAAACGTTTTTTTTATTACGTGTTAAATTCTTTCGCGCTTCTGTTATAACGTAATTACGAAACCTTTCAAGTTCTTTTTGTACTTCCGATTGTTTCATCTTAACAAATTGTCATTTCGTTTGGTGTTACTACGTCAAAAGTCATAGTCCAACCTGCCATATAGTTTTCAAAACGTTCTGTAAACGGTTCTAAATTTGCAGTTCCTTCAACCATAAATAAATCGTATGCTAAACTTCCGTGTTTTATTATTTCGTACGCCCTGTTTAATACTGCGTGTTGTGTATTTAGTACGTCAATTTCGTTGTCGTTACCTAAAAAAATATTTGTTGTTGCGTTCTTGGACAAGTCAACTATGTCCATTGCAATAAGACTAATATTCCAAGTCGTTGTACGTTCGTCTAACGTGCAGTTATTAACCATAATATGCAACAAAGGAAATATTGTTTGTTTGCTTAAATCAACTTTAAATATGTCACCTTGTGTTACCGTGTTTACAATAACGTCTGCGTCAAAGTGTGTTTTAAGTTTGTCTAATAAGTTGTAATAACCTGTCATTTTCGTAGTTTATTTAATTGGCGTTGTTCAATTTCTTGCTTTTGTTTTTCAAAGGTGAGATAGGTAAGACATTGAGTAAGTCTATAGCTGGTGACTGTGTCAAATCTTGTAACGTCTCCTTGAGCGAGTGCATAAATTGACTGGTACCAACCCCATTGTTTTCCAAATTGAGCTTGTTCGCTAAACTCGTTTGCGTCTTCTTGTTCGTCTTTATCTGACGTTCCAAATAAGTAAGCGTAGCTGTCAATAATTCGCTTCCTAAATTCCAAAAAAAAATACTTGAACTTATTGCTATATCAACAGGCGTGAACTTCATTAATTCGTGCATTTCTGCCATTGGTGTATAATCAACTATTTCATATTTATCTTTGAACTTCATTTTGATAGGTCGGTACATAACAGCCATTGCCTTGTGGTAGTTTTCCCACTTCAATAAGTTGTTTTCTAAATCTACGTATTCGCCAAAACTTATGTCTTCAAGGTTAGTTATAAATCCAAATTCTTGTGTTCCTATTTTAAACGTTGGTTGAAATTTTGGCTTTTCGCTAAACAACTTTGTAAAGTGTGTTATTAATTCGTTTAAACTTGTGAGCTTCATTTTGACAATATCCTTTAGTTCTATACCGCAGAAAATTTGAACCATTTTTTGCGCAATAAATTCTTCGTCGTTGCTTCCTTCCTGAACCTTTAAAAATTCTTGATAGCTTTTTAATGGAATTTCGTTTAAAGTTGTTGGTACGTTTATTTCTAACTTCATATCTTAATAATTAATTATTCGTGTTTTTGTTGTGTTCGTTTTGTTGTATGTAATCGTATGCTTGTTTTAGCAAATTAATATCCCTAATATCTCGTAAATAAATACGAACCTTTACACCTTTTTTTTGGTAGATGAAAATCTGTACGCATTGCATCATTACTTCTAAATCATTCATCGTATAAAGTATTGCCCGTGTGTATTGTTTAGTCCTAACGTTTCCATTTCGTGATAACGAACTGCATCAATAGCGTGATCGTTTTTGCCCTGTGGTTTGTTTAATGTCTTACCAGACTTGTCAGCATCCCAACAATAAGCCCTTAATTCTTTGATTAGGTTTGTGCTTTGTGAAGTAACTAAATAATTTTGCGACTGCATTATTTGTATTCCGTAGTTAACTGAGTCAGCGCCCTTTGTTACTCCTTTAATTTGTTGGCCTGTTCTTCGTATTTCTTCAATGCTTTTTGGCTCTGAACTATCCGCGTATGCTATTACGTGTTTTTGTAGTTTCTTCGCTATGTCGTTATTTAGTAAACTTGTTTGGTAACATATTTCGTTTAGTATTCTTTGCCCGTTATAATTGTAAACTTCAACTATGCTTGTCGGGTCGTTTGAATACCCGAAGTCTAAACCGTAACCAAGTAAACGTGCTTCAGTTGGTATGGTGTCAATTAGTTTGTAGTTTGAAAATATAACTCCTTCTAACATTCCAACAAGTCCTTCGCCATATAC